GTACTGGAGAAGTTACTGGAGAAGGTACTGGAGAAGGAGAAGGTACTGGAGAAGGTGAAGGTACTGGAGAAGGAGAAGGTACTGGAGAAGGTGAAGGTACTGGAGAAGGTGAAGGTACTGGAGAAGGTGAAGGTACTGGAGAAGGTGAAGGTACTGGAGAAGGTGAAGGTACTGGGGGAGGTGCTGGAGAAGGTACAGGACTATTAGGTTCTGGTACTGGAGGCGGTTTAATAGAACCAAGCGGAACTAGAACAACAGATGCTTTGTTTGAAAGTGACTTGTTTAAGTTTAAGACTCCTGATTTAGAATACAGCGAATTAGAGAAGTACATGAGAAAAAGGTACAACATATGACATATCTCAGTATAATAAATGCTGTTCTACGGCGAATGAGAGAAACAGAAGTAACTTCTATAAGCGAAACTGCTTATGTTTTGTTACTTGGTGAGTTAGTTAATGAAGCTAAAAGAACAGTAGAAAGCGCATGGGATTGGTCAGCGCTTAGAGCAGATATAGATTTTAATGCTACGGCAGGAACTATTAGTTATTCTTTAACAGGAAGCGGCGACAGACCTACAGTTTTAGATGTGATAAACACAACGTCTAAAAAAAGAATGTGTTATGAGACAACAGCACAGTTTAGAAACTTTACAAAGTTAAATGATGCTCAAACAGGCTCACCTTTTTATTTTACTTATAACGGCATTGACGCTAACGGAGACACTAAAGTAGATGTCTATCCTACTCCTGACGCTACTTATGCGCTCTCCTTTACTGTTGTTAAACGGCCATCAGACCTTTCAACGTCTACCGATACTCTTTTAGTACCTTCTGCTCCTGTAATACAAATAGCTACTGCCTTGGCCGCTAGAGAGCGTGGAGAAACAGGAGGAACATCAGCCGCCGAACATTTTGCTTTAGCAGAAAGAACTTTGTCAGACGCAATAGCTTTTGATGCAGCTAAATACCCTGAAGAACTTGTGTGGCGAGTGTTGTAATGGCGCAACAACTACAAAATGTAACTATTTCAGCGCCAGCGTTTTTTGGTATAAACACCCAAGATTCTCCTGTTGATTTAAACCCTTCTTTTGCGTCTATAGCAGACAACTGTGTTATAGACACTTATGGTCGTATTGGCGCTAGAAAAGGTTTTGATTTATTAACGACTAACGGTGCTACTGTATTAGGGACAAGCAGGGGTATTGAAACTATATTTGAGTATATAGACCAAAGCGGTGACATAAAAATATTATCAGCAGGAAACAATAAAATATTTAGTGGTACAACTACTCTTACAGACATAACACCTAGCGGCTATACGCCTACAGCTAACAATTGGAAGTTTGTTAATTTAGCTAATCATGCTTATGGTTTTCAAAGAGGCCACGAATCTATAATCTACACAGATGAAAGTGGTAGTGGCGTTTTATCAACTTTTTCAGGACACGCTCATTCTTCTGGTACTGCGCCACAAGCTAATGAAGTTTTAGCTGCTTATGGAAGACTGTGGGCAGCAGATGTGTCAGGAAATAAACATACAATATTTTTTAGTCATTTAGGTGTAGGCCACCAATGGACGGGAGGATCATCAGGTAGTTTAGATATAACAACTGTTTTACCTAACGGATCAGATGATATTGTTGCACTTGCAGCGCATAATGGTAAACTAGTTATTTTTTGCAAGAACACTATTATTATATACACAGGTGCTACTAATCCAGCAACTATGGTTCTTGAAGATACTATTATAGGTATAGGTTGTATTGAAAGAGATACCTTAGTAAACACAGGAACAGACTTGTTGTTTTTGTCTTCTTCTGGTGTTAGATCGTTAAGTAGGACTGTACAAGAAAAGTCTGCTGCTATTGGCGACATAAGCAAAAACGTAAGAAACGACTTACTTACTCTTATACCTATTCAGAACCAAGCAATTAAAGCCGTATATAGTCCTGAAGAATCTTTTTATCTTTTAGTGTTACCTACAAGTGAAATAGTGTATGCATTTGACACTAGGATACCTCTTGACAATGGTGCTTATAGAGTTACAACTTGGTCAAGCATAACACCTTTAAGTTTTGCTAGGTTATCAACAAATAAATTGTACATAGGTAAGACTTTAGGTATTGGAGAATACAAAGGATACCTTGATAATGATGCTAGTTATCAACTTAGGTACTTTAGTAATCCTTTGGCTTTTGATAGTGCTTCCAATGTTAAGTTCCTTAAAAAGTTTAAGTTAACAATTATTGGTGGCTCAGGAACACAGATGACTCTTAATTGGGGATATGATTACTCTGAGTCTTATACTAAGCAAGCTTTGTCTTTTTCAGGCACTGTAGGGGACGCTGAAGTAGCTGAGTATGGTGTATCTGAATACAACACTGTAGCAGAATATACAGCTTCTTTGTTTGTAAATACACCTTCAGTAAATGGAACAGGCAGCGGATCAGTAGTCTCTGTAGGTTTAGAAGCACAAATCAAAGACGTATCTTTTTCTATACAAAAAATTGACATACAAGTATTATTGGGACGACTAATATGACAGATTATACTAAGACAACAAACTTTGCCTCTAAAGATGCTCTTCCTTCCGGTAATGCTAATAAAATTGTTAAAGGAACAGAGATCAATACTGAGTTTGATAACATTGCAACAGCAGTAACAACTAAAGCAAACATAGCAAACCCTGCGTTTACTGGTGTTGTTTCTTTTCCTGATGGGTCAGCAAGCAACCCAAGTATAACTAATACTGGCGACACTAACGCTGGCTTATTCTTTAGTGCCGCAGATACCTTAGCTTTTAGTGCCGGAGGTACAGCGCAAGTTGTTTTTGCTGATGGTGTTATTTCTCCTGTTACAGATTCAGATGTAGATTTAGGGACTAACTCTCTACGCTTTAAAGACGCATATGTAGACTCTGTTACAGTCACAGGTAACGGTGCAATTACAGGCGACTTAGACGTAGATGGTACAATAGAGTTTGATGCTCTTTCAGGAACAGGCTCTGTAGCTATTACAGACATTCTTGATGAAGATGATATGGCCTCTAATAGTGCTACAGCTTTAGCAACTCAACAATCTATTAAAGCATACGTTATAGCACAACAGGACACCGTAGATAGTTTAAGCGAAGTATTGGCACTTGGAAATACAACAGGTGATACAGATATCTCAGTAACTGATGATACTAAGGTTCAGTTTAGAGACTCTGCAATTTACATAAACTCTAGTGCTGATGGTCAGCTTGATATAGTCGCTGACACTGAGATTCAGATAGCTGCTACAACTGTAGATATTAATGGCGCTATCAACGCAAGCGGTGAGATTATTGCGGCAAGCCTAGACATATCTGGGGACATAGACGTAGACGGCACTACAAATCTTGATGTTGTTGATATCGACGGCGCTGTGGATATGGCGAGTACTTTGCAAGTAGATGGTGCGGCTACCTTTACTACTGAAATCACAGCCAACGGCGGCATAGCATTGGGCGACGGGGATGTGGCTACTTTTGGTGACGCTGTTGGTGGGGACTTACAGATTTATCATAATGGCAACCACAGTTTTATCAGCGAAGCAGGAACAGGTGATTTATTCATTCGCTCGTCGGACATTAGCATTCAGGACGAAACCAATGCCGCAATGATTGATGCGATTGGTCAAGGCGCGGTCAAGCTTTATTTTGACAAAGTAAATAACGCCTCACCCAAACTAGCCACCACAGCCAGCGGGATTTCGGTTACTGGCACAGCCACGATGGATGGTTTGACTATTTCAGCCTCTACGCCCTCTATTCAGATGACGGATAGTGACAATAATGCAGATGCGTACATTCAAGCGACTGACGGTAATATACGCTTTTATGCGGATGATAATAACGAAGCCGCTGATAGTATTGTCACATTTAATATTGATGGCTCAGAACGCATGCGTTTGACATCTACAGGATTGGGTATTGGTATATCTTCCCCAACGACAGGCTATAACGGCACGTCTGCGCTAGATGCTTCAGGCCCTATTCTTGCTCGCGGAGCAATAAGTGCTCATCAAACAAATGCAGGAGTATTTCAGTACAACTCTAATGAAACAGCTATTCGTAGTTATGGCGCTACGTCAGGTTCTGGGTTAATTACATTTAGTACAGGCGGTGGAGGTGCCGCAGATACAGAACGC